CCTGCGTCAGCTTTTCCGTATCTATTTTTAACTGGCGCAACACCCATTGAAGTACCGACAACTCCCAAAGTACAAATGAGAGCAGGGAGTTGAGCAACCTTGCCCTGAATTGCACTGCGAGGTTGGCACGGCGTCCCGAGAACTGCTTCCGAAGTGTGGTGGAGTATGACGACAGCTGCATTAGTTGCTCTTGCAAGATACTTTAACTCCTTCATGATAGCTCGCATTGAAGCGAACTCTTCGCCACCATCAGTGGCTACATCCATAAGATTATCTACAACAATTAGAGTTGGTGAACAACCCCATAATTCTTCAAACGCTTGTACTTCTTCATCAATATCTTGTAGTGTTGGTGCTGATTCAAATGACCATACGATATGGTTCGACTTAGATAGTGTAGCCTTAGTCCAGCCAACATCACTAGATAACATTTGTTCTACATCAGATTGATTCTTACCTGAAATCATTGAGGCTAAACGCATAGCCATTGTGTGTGCATTAGTATCAGCTGAGATATAAAGTGTTGGAACTTTCATCTTCAAAGCTAATGCTAGTGCTAATGTAGATTTACCTACACCTGGTGCTGCTGCAAACATTGATACTTCAGAACGGCGGATAATGATTTTGTTTGATTCGAAGGCTTTAAAACACGACGGCAATGGTTCGCCACCGATACTTGCACGACCAACGCTTCTGACAAGTGTACGCATCCTAACTCCTTTCTAGTTCCAAAGAATTGTCGTAGCCATAAAGATTCAGATACTCTATGGCTACGCTTACGATTCATATTTAGTTTACTGGTTTGCATTGGTCAGGAGTTCCTTGTGGTGAAGGACACGCCCAAAATGCATATGGCTTTCCGCTTGCTTTGCTGATACCTTCGCGCCAGATTCTTGCGCCGTGCTTACATACGGGAGATGCCGTACCTGAAGCTGTGCTGACTGGGGTTGGAGGCGAGGATTGCAAGGGCGCGGTGCTTGTAGTGGAACTCGCTGTCGATAAAGGGGCTAGGTTATATGCACCTACTACCTTCTGTTGTGTGGCTACAATCTGTGTTGAGTAGTCACCAATACCTTCAAGTAGAACTGATAGTTCATCGGCTGTATTAGCGCGAATGTTAATCATATCTCCTGATGGTGTCTTATAGGAAACTTGTAGTTTCCAGTCTTCGTTATTCATTTGCTTTCTCATTTCTTCGATGAGAACTCACAGTGTTCTGTAAGTCCACAACGATTGCAGTTGTTTTGGTTTGGTATAAAGATTCCTGCTTTTCTTGCTTTGTCAAAGTTTGACACTAGGTATTCTAGCTTATCCTCAGTATACTTTGTCAAGTCAATAAGCGGTGTTGTTCCACCTTGGCGTGCCATCCAGTAGGCTCCGTACTTAACCTCTACCCCTAGGACTTGTTGTATGCCTAGGCGGTAGAAGCCAAGTTGTAGCGAACTAGCTGGTGTTTGTTGAGATGTCTTAAGGTCGACTACGACTAACTCACCGTCGACATTAAAGACTCTATCAATCACCATCTTGACTGGGACACCAGCAAATGTTGGTGTTAGTCCTAGTTCGATAGCAGGTGCGCCCTCTGGTGTGTGCCAGATTCTCCAGTTATGATTGGCTTGTCGCCATTGTATATATTCTTGAACCCACTCAGGTCCAGTTGATTGCCAAAAGTCTACGTTCTCTCGATTAGGAAATGCTTTAGAGGTACGACCACCGACTCTAGCATTGGTAAGGTCTACGCCATCAGCGCATTGCTTCCATGCTTTATCCCATAGCGCTTGAGTCATGGTTACGCATTGCCTCCGTTATAATATTCTTAGCATTCATTAATGCTGTAATCTCTTTGTTGTCAGTAGTTGCATTGATGGCATCTTCAAGTGAGCCAACTGCTACTACCCAAGTTTCTCTCCTGCCATCTAAATATCTCTCGCGCATTATCTTTGAATAAGTATCCCAACTTAAAGTTGAGCTACCATTGTCTCCAGTGATTTCAATCAAGGTTATCTAAATCCCACATCTCAGTGGCTAAGTGGAAGGCTGAACCTCCGACTGACCAGACTGATGGTTCTTCAGGTAGTTGTAGTAATCTACCTAGGTAATACTGGTAGCCACAATCTACAAAGGTGGTAAATGCTGAGTATGATATATGCTCAGGTAATGTATATTCTTGAATTTGAATTGTCATAGTATATATTATATTATATATATTTATATATGTCAAGTATTATATACTTGACATATTATTATTTATATATTATAATTATATATATTATTATTTATAGTATATATAATAATACAATTATAGCAAAGGAATACCAATCATGCAAGTTAAGAACTTATGAGTAAGTTATCTGACTTTGACCTAGACTTATCGGTAGGTCAGGCTGGTGAGAAACTTGTAGAAGGGTTACTCACTGGTAACAAGACCATTGAAGTTAAGACTGACCTTAGGTGGAGGGAAACTAACAACCTATACATCGAGACTGAATGCTGGTCTCACAACAACAACTGCTGGTATCCATCGGGACTTAGTGCTACTAAGGCTGAGTACTGGGCATTTGTTCTTGAAGGTACGGTACTAATAGTTCCAATCAATGTACTTAGGATAGCAACTAACACCTATGGTAGTCCAATCACATGTGACATTGAACCTAACCCAAGTAAGGGCTATCTGATACAACCTAACTTCCTATTGTGGGTAGCAAAAGAGTTATCTAAGGCATAGGGGATTGCTTTAGAAAACACAAAAGACCCCCCTTCCTAGGTATAGTTACCTAAGTTGGGGGGTTTCGTGTCTTAAAAGCGCCTTTACGGGCGTTTAAAGGGGTAGTTTAGCAGTTACTTAGAACCGCGTCCAAACTCTGGGGCTGAAGTATCGAGTGCCTTTAGCACTGGACCAATCAAGCCAGCAGCAAATGCATAAGCTAACTTCTTAGGGTCATGCTCACCTGCTGTGTATAGTGCGATAGCTGATGCAGCTGCAGCACGTACATATGATAGAACGATTTGCTTTACTTTGTTTGACATATTGCTCCTTGTCGATTATAGAAGTTCGGTTAATGCAGCCCATGTCTTAGGACCAATGATTCCATTAGAGTCAATGTTCCCATGATTATCTTGGAAAGCAATCACTGCTTTCTTTGTAGCTGGACCATAGTCACCATCTTCAACTAGAGTAAGTGCGTGCTGTACAATCTTAACAGACTCGCTCTTATCTCCAGGATTGATACGTCCAGGAAATGCAGGCTTGCTTGCTACTGGTGTAGCAGCTTCAACCTCATTGCCCTTGTAGTTTGGACGACCAAAGCCTTCAATGAATACAGGAATACCTTTAGGGTTCTTCTTGTATGCACGAACTTTCTTTACGCATTCTCCGCCATTAGCTTGTGAGCCAGACTTCTTCTTGTCTCCTGCAGTATTGCCTTCAACTGTAGTGACTGTGCCGTCTCCATTGTCTTTGACAACAATACCAACATGCTCAATAGGAGCACCACCAGTCATAAAATCAAAGTAAACAATGTCTCCTGGTTCTGGCTTTGCAACACTAGCATCAGTCCAAGTGCCCATCTTCTTAAAGCCTGAAGCACCTGCCATTGTTGATACTGTGTTAGGAATCTTTACGCCTGCTTGGTGGGCTACCCACATGCAGAACGAACCACACCAAGGCAGGAAGTTGGCTTTTGTAAAAGCGCCATACTTTGTTTCATTGTCCTTAGGACCTTCAACATATCCTACTTCTGCTAGTGCAATTTCTACAACCTTTGCTGCCGTTCCCTTCTCAGCCATTAGTTATAATCCTCTGCTTCTTTAGCAGCTGCCTCTGCAGCTTGACGCTCTTCAACCTTAAGGTCTGCAACAGTCTTTGCACCCTTGTCTACAGTTGAGAATGCTGCATTAATTTCATCTAGTGTCAGCTTTCCATCGTCCATAAATGCACGAGCTAGTTTCTCTACTACTGCTGCTACTGCTGTAAGACCAGCAACTAGCATAGCTTTGGCTACTGAGATGCCTGCAACAGCACCAGCACCAATGACTCCGAGACCTGATGCTGCGAATACAGCAACGATTCTCATCAATACATTGTTGATTGATTTCATTATTCGTCCTTTGGGTTTCTTAGGTTGTATGTAACTGCCCAGATAATTGATGACCCAAGGATTGCATATCCGACTACTGTCTTAGCTGAACCCTCAAGTACCACCCAAGCAATGAACATTCCTAGGAGTGTCCATAGTTGGTTTGCGATATCTGAAAAGAACTTTTTCATTATTGTTTTCTCCTATAGGCTGCGGTTCCTGCTGCTGCACTAGCAGCTTGTGTGGCTATGTTTCCTGCAATCACCGCTGCGATAACAACCTTTTCAGATTGTTCTCTTACCGTTGGTGACATATCCGCCCCTACATTACCCAGTGCGGTAAAGACCTCAGCTGGGTTGGTAAAGATTGCTGTTATTAATTCTGATGGTGACTTGAAAACCTCTAAAGACTGTGCTACACTAGCAGTCAAAACTACTCCATTATCCAATGTGATGGAGTCATCAACAATTGGAGGTTCAGGTGTCGGTTCTACTACTGGTACTACTTGCTCTGGGATTATTTGTTCTGGGATACTCTCTGGGAGCGTCTCATCAACTACAGGAACTGGAGGCTCTTCGACAACGGGAGCAGGTTCTACAGTATCGGATTGATGTTCTTCTACGGGAACAGTCTGTGAAGCGTATGAAGAGGAAGGAGTAGGTGATGGAGTTGGTTCTACTGGCGTTGTATCAGGAGTTATCGGCGGTTCTGGCACTGGTGTTGGGTCTACTGGTGTAGGCTCAAGAACAACAGGCTCAGATACTTGAGTGATACCAGCCTCTTCTAAAGTTACAACTGTACCATCAGTTAATCTTGCACCAGTTCTATCATCAGCATATGTTGGTCCGTCAACTGAGTATGTATACACTACAGTTCCATCTGTTTGAATTTGTGCAGTAATAATAATATTAGTTACAGTTCCTTGTGATTGACCAAAAGGAAGATACGCACCATCAACTTGAAAACCACCAGCACTTGTGCTAATGATGAAGTGTGTATCAGGTAGCCAATTAGGATATGCCCACCAGTCTCTT